GACGTTGAGGGAGAAGGCGATGCGATTGCACTGGCTGAGGCTCGAACCCGAACCTTTGCACGCAGAAAAATATTCATTGTCTCGACGCCAACAATTTCTGGATCGTCACGCATCGAACGCGAGTACGAGCAAACGGACCAGCGACAGTTCATGGTCCCTTGCCCGCATTGCGAGCACGAGCAAGTCCTGATCTTCGAACAACTGATCTGGGAAAAAGGTCTGCCCGAGACAGCGCACTACAGGTGTGAGTCGTGTGAGCAGCCCATCTACGAATACCAAAAGACTGAAATGCTGGAGCGGGGTCGATGGCAGTCGTCGATTCCTGATTACGTGGGAAAGACGGTGGGGTTTCACCTCTCCAGTCTGTACAGCCCAGTTGGTTGGCGCAGTTGGGCCGACATCGCTGCAGCATGGGAAGCAGCACAAGGATCTGCAACTGCCTTGAAAGCATTTAAAAACACAGAGCTGGGCGAGACCTGGGTCGAGCAAGGTGAAACCCCCGAGTGGGAGCGCTTGCTCGAGCGCCGTGAAGACTATCGAATCGGCACTGTGCCAATTGGGGCGGCTTTGCTTTGCGCTGGGGTGGACGTTCAGAAGGACCGCATTGAGGTCTCGGTCTGGGCATTCGGTCGGGGCAAAGAGGCCTGGCTGGTGGAGCATCGTGTGCTCGCTGGCGACACCTCCCGCGATACGGTCTGGCAACGACTGCGTGAAATGATCGATGAGTCCTGGACACATGCGTCGGGGGTGCAGTTGCGCCTGAGTCGCATCGGCCTGGACACAGGATATGCCACACAAGAGGCCTATGCCTTCGTGCGCAAGTTACGTGACTCCCGGCTGCTGCCAATGAAAGGCGTGGCTCGTGGTGCTGCGCTGGTTGGATTGCCGACCGCTGTGGACCTGACCGTGGGCGGCAAGAAGCTGCGCCGGGGTGTTCGGGTCTATTCGGTGGTGGGTGGCATTGCCAAGCTGGAGTTCTATAACCACCTGCGCAAGACCATGGAAGTGACCGAGGACGGCGAAATTCTCTATCCAGCTGGATACATCCATTTGCCCAAGGTCGATGCCGAATTCGTGCAGCAGTTGTGCTCTGAGCAGTTGGTCACGCGTCGGGATCGCAATGGCTATCCGGTGCGCGAGTGGCAAAAGATTCGAGAGCGCAACGAAGCGCTTGATTGCTACGTCTATGCGCGGGCGGCTGCCAGCCTGGCTGGTCTTGACCGGTATGAGGAGCGTCACTGGCGCGAATTGGAAAAACCGTTAGGCGTGGCAGGACCACCTGAAGACGCCCAATCAACCAAGCAAGAAGCCACCCTCAGCGGTGGCTTCGTTGTTTCTAAAGGACCACAACGCGGCAGGCGCTTGATTCGCAGCCGGTGGATGAACTGATGACGACCTATACCCTTGAACATGCCCAAGCACTGCGAGAGGCCATTGCCAGTGGTGAGCATCGGGTGACCTACGACGGCAAGACCATCGAGTACCGCACGGTCTCCGATCTCAAGCTGGCCTTGGCCGAAGTGGAGGCGGCGCTCGCCTCAGACAGCGGAAAAACCAAGACTCGTCAGATCAGGATCACTACATCCAAGGGGTTCTGAGATGGCCTTTTGGAAAAAACTCACAGCCTATGTGGGCTGGAATTCCGTTCACGAGGTCGCAGGCTCAGGCCGCAGATCTCGTGTCTGGAATCCTGGTGACCCGGGGGCGGTCTCGGCGATGCTGGCCACGGGCAATCAACTGCGGGTCAAGTCTCGGGACCTGGTGCGCCGAAACGCTTGGGCGGCTAACGCGGTCGACAGCTTTGTCTCGAACGCAATTGGCACTGGAATCAAGCCTCAATCCTTGGTGGATGACCCCAAGTTTCGGGAGCGAATTCACGCGTTGTGGTGGCAGTGGGTGGAGGAGGCAGACAGCAACAACCTCACCGATTTTTACGGCCTGCAGTCACTAGCCTGCCGTGCCATGGTCGAGGGCGGCGAATGCCTGATTCGTATCCGCAATCGGCGACAAGAGGATGGCCTGAGCGTGCCGATCCAGTTGCAAATTCTGGAGCCCGAGCACCTGCCTTTAAGCCTGAACACTCTCAGTGCATCGGGTAACCCAATTCGTAGCGGCATCGAGTTTGATGCCCTTGGACGTCGGGTGGCCTATCACCTTTACCGCGAGCATCCGGGTGACCCGAGTTTGACGGTCAATGGCAACGACCTGGTACCTGTTCCTGCTGAGGAGATCGTTCACCTGTTTCGACCACTGCGGCCAGGTCAGATTCGTGGCGAGCCCTGGCTGTCGCGGGCATTGGTCAAGCTCAACGAACTCGATCAATACGATGACGCTGAGCTGGTTCGGAAAAAGACTGCGGCCATGTTCGCTGGCTTCATCACGCGCCAGTCGCCAGAAGACCAACTGCTGGGAGAGGGCGAAGCGGATGAGCTGGGCGTAGCGATGGCGGGTTTGGAGCCGGGAACATTGCAAGTCCTGGAGCCGGGTGAGGACGTGAAGTTTTCTGATCCAGCGGATGTTGGTGGTTCCTACGCGGAGTTCCTGCGGGTGCAGTTCCGTGCAGTCGCTGTAGCCATGGGCATCACCTATGAGCAGTTGACCGGCGATCTGTCGGGCGTGAACTACTCGTCGATTCGTGCAGGGCTCCTGGAATTCCGTCGCCGATGTGAAGCCATCCAGCATGGCGTGATCGTGCATCAGATGTGTCGCCCGATTTGGCGTGCATGGATGGATGCGGCAGTGCTCAGTGGTGCCCTGGCTGCGCCGGGATATGCCAAAAGCCGTCAAGCCGCCCGAGCATGGCAAGCGGCGAAGTGGATTCCCCAAGGCTGGCAGTGGGTGGATCCTGAAAAGGAATTCAAAGCCCTGCAGTTGGCCATTCGATCCGGATTGATGAGCCGCTCCGAAGCGATCTCTTCATTTGGCTACGACGCCGAAACGATCGACAAAGAGATCGCAGCGGACAACGCGAGAGCCGATGCGTTGGGGCTCGTATTGGATACGGACCCCAGGCAAGTAGCTCGCAATGGTGCGACCAACTCGGCAGCACCCTCTCTCCCTCCTGACTCACCAAGCGCGCCCTTGGTGGATCAGCAAACCTGAAACCAGAGGACTTATGAACCACATCTCGTCGATGCCACATTTGGCATCGCGAATCTTTGGCACGCCCCTGCTGATTCACCCCAGAAAGTTGGATGTGATTCTCTCGGTGCTTGGCCCCCGTTTGGGATTGGCCATGTCAGACGATTCGCAAGCACTCATCAAGCACTTGGCTGCGCAAGCCCCGCCTGTTAATTCAACAGCACTGACATCAAACATCGCTGTCATCAGTGTGTCCGGAACATTGGTACGTCGAGCGGCAGCAGTCGATGCGGCCTCGGGTCTGACCAGCTACACGGCCATCAGTGCGCAGCTTGCGCAGGCCGTGCGTGACCCTGCTATCAACGCGATTTTGCTGGACATCGATTCACCCGGCGGTGAAGCCGGTGGGGCTTTTGATCTGGCGGATCAGATCATGGCGGCTCGGCAAATCAAGCCCATCTGGGCAGTTGCCAACGACGATGCGTTCTCGGCTGCATATGCCATAGCCAGTGCGGCCAGCCGGGTCTACGTCACTCGGACCGGCGGTGTGGGTTCTGTTGGGGTTATCGCGTTGCACGTGGATCAGTCGCAGCGGGACGCCATGAGCGGACTTCGCTACACAGCGGTGTACGCCGGGGACCGCAAGAACGATATGTCTCCCCATGCGCCGCTGTCCACCGATGCGGCGCAGGCCCTACAGGCCGAAGTGGACCGGCTGTATGGCCTGTTCGTGTCGACGGTCGCAGCCAACCGAAACCTTTCTGAACAAGACGTTCAAGACACCGAAGCAGGGCTGTATTTCGCGCAAGACGCGATTGATGCCGGTCTAGCCGATGTGGTCGGGACGCTTGACGACGCACTGCTCGCTCTGAGTGAAGAGCTCCACACGCAATCGACATCCATCGCGCGAATTCAAGGTTCGGGCCGCGAGATGGGGATCTCTACGCCCGGATCGTCCATGAAAAGGAGTGTTTGCATGCAAAACGATGCAACCCAAGCTGCCGATGGGCAGACAACCCAAGAAGATCAACGTCAATCTCAACTAGCCAATCAGCTGAGTGCTGGATCTGAGCCTGCCCAAGGCAACGATACCTCGCAAGACGCAGGGGGCGAAACCGGTGCGCAGGTGCAAGCAAGTGCCGCCATCCAAGGCCATGACATCAGGGCAGCCAGTGCTCAGGTGCTGGCCATTGCTGAGATGTGTCTTCTGGCTGGGAAGTCCGAGATGACAGCGGGCCTGATTGAGCGCGGTGTTTCGGTTGACCAGGCGCGCAAGGAGCTTCTGGCGGCCAAGGCCTCTGGATCCCCCGAAATCTCCAGTCGCATCTTGCCCGAGGCAGGAACACAAGCCCAAACCAAGCCCGAAGACAGCCCTGTCGTTCGAGCAGCGAAGCAGCGCGCTCAAAGCCAGCGTGACGCAGCGCAACTCAACCACCGTTAATAGGAGAACCTGATGACTGCAATTACCAACGACCTCACCTTGGGCGACGTGCTCAAGTACGAGGAAGAAAACCTCTACTCCCGCGACCAGGTCACGGTGGTGTCCGGGCAGAACTTGAAGCTCGGGACCGTGATTGGCCGAGTGAGTGCGACGCAAAAAGTCAAAGCCCTCGACCCTTCTGCGACCGATGGTTCAGAAGTCGCCGCTGGCGTGGTGCTGCAAAGCATCGATGCCAGTGCCGCAGAAAAAAACAACGGCCTGATTGTTTCGCGTCAAGCCATCGTGGCCGATCACGCGCTGATCTGGCCCGCTGCCATCACCACGGAAGAAAAAACCGCAGCTATCGCTCAACTCGAAGCGATCGGCATCCTCGTTCGTCAAGGAGTCTAAGCAATGAACAACCCTTTCCAGTCCCCTGCGTTTTCGATGACGGCGCTTACTGCTGCCATCAATATCCTGCCCAACCAATTCGGCAAACTCGATCAGCTCAACTTGATGCCTGCTCGCCCTGTGCGCTTTCGTCAGATTGCGGTGGAAGAGCGAAACGGCGTTCTGAACCTGCTGCCCACGCTGCCCGTAGGTGCGCCTGGCACGGTGGGAAAGCGCGGTCGCCGTACTCTGCGCTCGTTCATCATCCCGCATATTCCGCACGACGATGTGGTGCTGCCAGAAGAGGTTCAAGGCCTGCGCGCCTTTGGCTCTGAGACCGACACCGAAACCATCGCAAACGTGATGACCGAGCATCTGCAGTCGATGCGCAACAAGCACGCCATCACGCTAGAGCATTTGCGCATGGGCGCACTCAAGGGCGTGATTCTGGATGCAGATGGCTCTGTTCTCTACAACCTCTTCGATGAGTTCGGTATTGAGCCCAAGGAATTCAACTTCGCGCTCAACAACGAAAAAACCGATGTCAAGAAAAAGTGCCTGGATCTCAAGCGATACCTTGAACTCAACCTAAAGGGCGAGTACATGACCGGTGTTCGCGTACTGGTCTCGCCGGAATTCTTCGATCTGCTGACCGCCCACCCCAATGTGGTCAAGGCCTATCAGTGGTATCAGGAGAGCCTGGCGCTGCGTGCAGACCAACGCACTGGCTTCACCTTTGCGGGCGTAACCTTCGAGGAGTATCTTGGGCAGGCCTCTGATGTGGATGGCAATGTGCGCAAGTTCATCGCTTCTGGAGAAGGTCATGCCTTCCCCGAGGGCACCTTGGACACTTTTGCCACGTACTTTGCACCGGCTGACTTCAATGAGACGGTCAATACGCTGGGGCAGCCCCTGTACGCCAAGCAAGAACCTCGAGAATTTGGTCGCGGCACGGATCTGCATACGCAGAGCAATCCGTTGCCGATGTGCCATCGCCCGGGGCTCTTGGTCAAGCTTTTGGCCAGCTGATGTCCCGCGATCCGTTTGCACTGGGTGTCAAACGGCTGTTCGCAAGTTTGGGATCCCCGGCGCAGTACAGCACTGTGACCGGGGAGACCATCGAGCTCAAGGTCATCAGTAAGGCACCGGATTCGGTACAAGAGTTTGGCCAGTCGCACCTTGCGGTGACCTCGAATCGGTTTGACTTGCAAGCGGCAGATATCACCCGACCTCAAGAGGGCGATCGTCTGACGTGGCGGGGTGTCATCTATGTCATTCAAGGCGATGCGCTTGTCGATCGTGATCGCTTGATCTGGACTGTGAGTGCCTATCCCTTGTCTGACTATTCCCCGACGGCGAGCTGAGCATGAGCGTTCGACTTCTGGCTGCTCTTCAGGGCGACCTCTCCAAGATGATGGAGCAGGAATTGACCTCGGCGCGGGTGGCGGTGACCACCGGCGTTAGAGAGGCGACACAAGGGCTCAAGAGTGAGTTGCGCTCGCAAATCGAAGGGTCTGGCCTGGGCTCGCGCCTGGCCAATACATGGCGGGGGGAGGTGTACCCGAAGGGACGCCCCAGTCTCGGATCGGCAGGGCTTGTTTACAGCCGCGCTCCTGTTGTCGTCGCGGCGCATGACCAAGGCGCGTTGATACGTTCTAAGAACGGGTTCTGGCTCGCCATCCCGCTCCCTGCGGCAGGCAATGGGCCTCGCGGCAAACGAATGACGCCAGGCCTTTGGGAGCGCATGCGTGGTCAACGACTGCGCTTTGTCTATCGCTCTGGAAAACCGTCACTGCTGGTGGCGGACAACTTTCGAGCCAAAACAGGCAAACGCGGCGGCTTTGCGGCGGCATCTGCCTCTGCTCAGAAATCAGGACGGGGGCTCACCACAGTCCCCATTTTTTTGCTGGTGCCGCAAGCCCAACTCAAGAAGAAATTCGACATCGCCAGTGCCGCTCAACGGTGGCAAGACCGGCTGATGGTGTTGGTCACGCAGTCGTGGCCAGAAGAACGCTCGGACAAATGAAATGACGATGAAAGCAAGCCAACGAGAAGCGGCACTGGGGGCCTTGTTCACGCTGTTGGACGGACTTCCCTTGCAGCCCAATGCCATACGCAGAAATTCATCCTTGCCTGAGCGGCTCAGTGAACACGCGATGGTGTTCCTGCGCGATGGTGACATGACGCAGGTCGATGTCACCTTGTCGCCTGTGACCTACCTTTGGGAGCACGCTGCAAGCATCGAAATCTATGTCGCGCATCCCGAAGCATCTGCCAGAGACGCGCGCATGGACGAGCTGCTTCAGGCGCTTGGCACCTTGATCTTGGCGGATCCGACTTTGGCTGGACAGATCGACCATGCCGAAGTGATGCCGCCCAAATTTGAAGACGTCACCCCAGATGGGTCTGTTGGCATCAAGGCCTGCACGCTGGACGTGGTGATGCATTACGCGAGCAGCCATCCCTTGGCCTGATCGCACCACAAACCTTAACCACTTGGAGATTCACCATGGCTCGTGCTTATGGCGCGAACGCCAGCCTATTGGCTGCGTTTGAACCCACCTATGGAACTACACCGACTGGAGACTTTGGAAAAATTCCTTTTG